AATGAATTATGTTTAGTGTTTAGCCTTGGCCTGACGTGCGCAAAGGGTGGGCGGCGCGAATTGCTCATTGTCGTAGCTTGCTACGTACATGCTATGAGAGAGAATCGCTTTGAAGCGGAAGCACTTAACATAATTCTATAATACGCATTTTGCAGATTTTCTGCTTTTCTTACCTATACTTATGTTATTAATCGACTCCTTTTTTACACTCACTCGACGAATGACGACGACGATACTGAGGAGGAGGAATGAGGAAGAGTGTGGGTAATTTTTCTCATTTCTTGATGGTTAGGCGAGCATTTGGGGAGGGGCCCCTCTGGGGAGGGACACCGAAAGCGGAGCAAACCCCCGTCCTGTACTACGGGGGTAAATTCCACCAAACTTCTAGCGTTCACCTCTTTTTGTATCCGCAAACGAAGTGCGCCAGTGTTTGAGCGCTAGCGAGTTACTTTGAAAGGTCTTGGATTTTTCTTTCTTCTTCGCTAATGGCTTCAAGCATCTTTTCTCTGTTCTCTGGTGTCATAATGTCTTTTAGTTCTTGGTAGTTGTTCTTTGCTGACTCCAGATCATACTTGCGTCTCTGTAGATCTTTCTCTCTAAGGCTATTAATAAACCTTTCATGGTTTGGTATTTGCTGCCATGTTCTTAATGTTATTACGTCTTTCGGTGCTTCACTTGCCATTTGTTCCATGATGAAATCATCAAGCTCATATCTCGTATATAGCTCTCCACTGCATATTTCATCCGCCGTTATTCTTAGGTGCTCTGCCAGTAGCTTTATCTGTGACGCCTTAGGTTCTGTGTCTCCGTTCTCCCACTTAAGGTAGGTTTGTTTCGCCACTTTAACGCGTTTAGCAATTTCTTCTTGAGTGAACCCCATGTTCATTCTTGATGCTTTAAGTACGTCTGAAATCATTTTAAACCTCACTTTGGTACGTATTTTTATCAGTGTAACACTAACTTTTTTTACCTTTCTCTTGAAATACGTTTTGTTCAACTGTAAGTTATAAGAAAACGTACTTGACAGGGTTTCCTATGAACAAGATTTTCTACGACATGATGCCTGACCATACCGTATCCGTTTATGCGTATGGTGAGTGGGACTTGTTCCGTTCGTATGGCAGTCTTGTTCAATGGTGTGATAGTGAATTCATCGACTATGAGCTGGTTGATATCACGGATACAACCAAATCTGAGCGCATGGCTATCATGGAGGGTTATGTATGAATAACCGTCTTTGCGTGCAATGTGGTGCGGTATATCACTCTCCGGTGACCTGTGTTTGTCCTGAGTGTCAAGCGTCCGTTATCTGGCAGCAGTGCACGAAACTTGAGTCCGCATTTAGCTTCACTCATAAGCTTGCTTCAGATTATGTTTATAGGCCCAAAAAAGCAGGGCTTAGACCTGAGTTTGTTCCTCATCATGTTGAGCATTTTTACGATGTTGAAGATTATGAACAAAGCTTAGTTGTTATCGATTACCTTACCTTTACTGTAAAAATCAATGACTTCCGTCATTGCAAAAAGGATTCGCCGTATTCGGGCATTCACTTTCCAACTGAACCTGTTTTTAATTCCCACCACGCTAAAACGGTAGATGATATCGACGCTTATAATCGTTATTACCGCGATTCCTATATGGAATATCTTCAAGAAACGGTTAGACGCTTCATCACTCATGTTCTTGGTTTTAACTACAGCGCACCTCGTGGTAAAGGCTTTCAGTTCTATGATGATTCTTTCATTCTTACTTCCGCTGATGGAGAAGATTATTGTGGTCAAGTTGGGGTAGGTGGTAACAATGACACCATTCATTTTCAAATTAATGGTCATGGTTGCAAGCATCTGTTTCTCTCTCGCTCCTGTCGTTATGTTCACCACTGGTTAAATACGGTTTTGGGTGTGAAACACTTGGCGCGTATTGATCTTGCTTTTGATGATTTCGATGGTGTTCACACTTGTGATGCGGCTGAACGTGCTGCTTGGGATAATGGCTTTCGCACCGCTGTCCGTGGGCGTTCGCCTAAAATCGGTCGCAATGATGAGTATTACTTTAACTTAGATACGGGTGAAAAGGTGTTCACCAAAGAGCAGTGTAATGTCGGCTCTCGTCAATCCAATGTCTATTGGCGCATTTACAACAAGAAACTGGAGCGCAACATCGAGGCGAAGGACTTTGTCTGGTATCGCTCGGAAGTTGAGCTTAAAAAGTGGGATGTTGATGTCTTATTGAATCCTCTGGCGGCTTTCAAGGGGATTTGTGCTTATTCCTCTTCGCTTATTCCTGATGACATCACGCCTGTAAAAACCAATCGTAAATCTAAGTCTAAGAAGCGTGTTGCTCTTGATTTAGTTTCCGCTGCCTACTGGATGAAACGACAGTACGGCAGAACACTCAACGCCCTTGTTGAGTTTCATCATGGCGACCTAGAAAAGGTAGTCAGTTCTCTGGTGAGGGATGGAACATCGTTTACGTTCCCGTCCAGTCATCAACGTCTAATGAATGTAATTTTGGAGTAACGTATGGCTAAGCCTGTGTTTGTTCTTGGTATCGATATCATGTGGAATCCGTCCCGTGGTGAAATGGCTCAATTGAATATTTCTCGTCCTTTAAAGCCTGTGAATTCAGATAACTTTAAACGTCGAACCATTGGTGAGTCTGGGGATGTTAACTCTAAGTGGGATACGCCTTTGATGATTGACCATGATTATGCTTTGAAGCTTGAAAAATCGGGGGCTTTAGTGCCTCGCCGTGAATATGAGTTGGTGCTCGAACTCAACCAAGATGACCCGTTAGCAGGAGCAATTGTTACTGAGTTGATTCCGGTTGACGATGAAATCAAACGGCACTTTCAAACGTCATTGAAATAGCATTTTGTATCAAGAAATCATCAATTTAATTGCTTTAGCCTCCCTCATCTCGGCTTATTTTATATGGGGAGGTTAGGGCCTCTCATATCTAAAATAAGGCTAGGGGGGTATTATGGAAAACACCTCATTTATGGCTCAAGATGTCAATCTTGAGTGTTCATTTTCAGACCTGTTAGTTCGACGTCCTAAGCTGTCAGACAAATCTCTTGATGCTGACGTGCTTGAGCAACCAAAAATTAAAACCACTAGGAAGAGTTGGACTGCTGATGAGTCTGAGCGGCTGAAAGCGTTGTATTATGATGGCAAGCGGGTTACTACCATTGCTGACTCTTTAGGTCGAACTGTCCAGTCTGTTAAGAATCAAATCCGGAAATTAGATTTAAGGCGCTTTCGAAGTCTTTCGGATGAGCACGTTCAATATTTAAAGGATAACTATTGGTTGCTCGATGTTGATACCTTGTCTAAGCACATCAAGCGCAAACCTTCTGCTGTAATCTACTATGCCGAAAAGCTTGGTTTAAAACGCCCTAAGGTTCATGATGCTGAGCCTCCTATACCTAGACGCTTAATGCCTTATGACATGGTTAAGCGTGTTGCCATCCTTGAGCGCAATTGCCCTGATTCAAAAAATCGAGTTGATGACTCGGTAGTGATTTTCTACGACAAAAAAGGCCCGTCTGCGCCAATGATGGCCATGCATCTTGATGAGCTTTGTTCGGCTCTTGATGTTCACTTTGGCCGTCGGTCGGGCGTTACGGCTTCGGCGCTGACTCATGGGTATAAGGCGGTGTGACATGTCTAGCAGATATAGAACCAATCGATTTAAACGTCGTGACCATTGTCCTCAATGCGGGGATATCGACTTTCTCTGTACTGAATACATCATGGATAATCAGGTTTATCTCTATGAAGAACAATGCCCTAAGTGTTATGACTTTTGGCAAATCGGCTTAGATGACGTTCACCCAAATCGACAAAATAAAGGGGTTTCTAATGAAAGTTTACTATGAGATTTATTCTCCTGATCATATCTCCACGTTCACACCTGGTGAGGGTTGGTATACCTTTAAGTCCGTTTCCATCATGGAGGCATCTTTACAGTCTGAATACGGTGATGACTTGGAAATGATTGAATTCACACCTGAGCTATACAGTTCAATGTTTAACGCGGGTGATTTTGATGGTTACGAGCCTGCATAATCTCTACTGCCATAAAGAAGCATATAGATGAGTTGAGAGCGATTCTCAGCCCCGCAGGGATAAGGGCACTCTTGATAGTTTTGGGGAGTGCCTTAGCCAATCTGCCCGAAAAGTAGGGCGCTTGCGCCCGTAGCTCCCGTTCCTGAAACAATAAAACCCCTTCGTCCTGCTAAGCCAGCCTTCCAGAGCCTTTCCACACCAGTGGCGCTTCATCCCACTGGAACACCTCGATTCTTTCCGCGCTAAGCGTTGCGAGTGTCGAGCAATGCTTGAATTCTGTAACAACAATCAAGCGCTTGAAATTAGTAACAATTATCAAGAAGTGCGTATTATGTGCAATGAATTATGTTTAGTGTTTAGCCTTGGCCTGACGTGCGCAAAGG